CTGGCCCAGCTCTGGGAGAGGATCATCAAGCTGGGCATCGAGGCCCGGATGGCCAAGATCGAGGACATCCAGGTCCAGGCGATCGAGACCGCGCTGGACACCGCGCTGGCCGCCTCCGGGCTCGGGATCACCGAGCGGGACGCCGCCCGCAGCGCCCTGCGGCGCGAGCTGGCCAAGGCGGCGGCGTGAAGCCGGGGGTCACCCGCCAGCTCGCCGTGACCGAGCTGCCGCCCGGGCCGCCGGGCGAGTACGTGATCGGCTTCGCCTACGCCACCGAGGCCGACCGCGACCGGTACGCGGCGGCCAACCGCGCCCGCGGTCACCGGGTGGTGGAGGTCACCATGCCGGGCGGTGAGCCGGCCACGTTCACGTTCCTGAGAATGCCGGCCTGATGACCTTCAGCGCCGCGCTCAAGCGGGTTGCCGCCGGCTACGAGGGCGGCGAGGCGGCCGACCCGCAGGTGCGCTGGCGCACCCGCCAGGCCCGTCCCGAGCAGCTCCTGCCCCCGGTCACTGATCACTGGCGGGTGTTCTTCATGCGCGGCGGCCGGGGCAGCGGCAAGACCCGGGCCGGCGCGCAGGGCCTGGCGGAGTGGGTGCGCGACGACGGCGACGGCGAGGGCGAGTACGGGATCATCGCCCCGACCTACGCCGATGCCTGGACCAAGTGCGTCGAGGGGAAGGCGGGGATCTTGCGGGCCCTGGGCACCTCGATGGCCGAGGTGAAGGACCACCGGTCCAAGACGGTGAAGAACGCCTGGCGGACCTACGGCCAGGTGGTGCTGCACAGCGGGATCGTGATCTACATCGACTCCGCCGCGGAGGGCGGCCTGCGCATCCAGGGGAGGAACCTCAAGGGCGCCTGGGCGGACGAGATCGGGCTGTGGGAGAAGTGGGAGACGGCCTGGAACGAGTCGCTGCGCTACGCGGTCCGCGACGGCATCAGCAAGATCATCGCCACCGGCACGCCGAAGGCGTCCCGGCCGGCCCGCCGGCTGGTGCGGGCCCTGCTGCGCGACGACCCGGGCGAGGGCGGGGTGATCACCCGGCGGATGCGGACGGTCGATAACGCGAAGAACCTGTCCGACGAGTTCCTGCGCTCGGTGATCGGCGCCGCCCAGGGCACCCGGCTGGAGCGCCAGGAGCTGGAGGGCGAGCTGCTGGACGACGTGGCCAACGCCCTGTGGACCCGGGAGATCCTCGATTCCTGCCGGGTCCCGGACCGCCCGGCCGCCCTGCGCGAGATCAAGATCGGGGTGGACCCCTCCGACGGGTCGGAGACCTCCGACGAGCAGGCCTACACCGTGGCCGGGCTCGGGATGCCCGGCGACCCGTGGCCGCTGTGGGTGATCGAGAACTGGGGCGCCCAGGAGGCGCCGGTCAACTTCGCGCAGCGGGTGATCCGCAAGGCGCTGGAGTACGAGAGGCTGTACCCCGGCACCCCGGTCGAGCTGATCATCGAGCGCAACCACGGCGGGGCGTGGCTCAAGGCCACGTTCGACCAGGTGCTGCGGCAGATGAAGGTCACCGTCCGCTACCGGGTGATCTGGGCGTCCCAGGCCAAGCGCACCCGCGCCGAGCCGGTGTCCGCGCTGTACGAGCAGTACGGCGGGCTGGTGCGGCACTGCCACGTGGCCCGCGCCGACGCCCAGGGCAGCCTGGTGCCCGACGAGCACATGCCCGAGGTCGAGGACCAGATGGCGACGTTCACCGGGGCGCTCGGGGAGCGCTCCCCGGACCGGCTGGACTCGCTGGTCTGGGCGCTGACCCCGTTCCTCGGCCGCAACTACGGCCCGCCCGGCCGCCGCGGCGCCCGGCCCTGGGCGGCGAAGGCCGAGATCGACGCCCTCGCGGTGCCCCCCGAGCACGGGATCTCCCGGCGCCTGGCGCAGGCCCACAACGGGGCTTACGCTAGCTCGCAGTGGTCGGTCGAGGACTTCGCCCCGCTGTCCGAGGACCAGGTTCCCGCGGGTTCCCGCAGGAACAACGTGCGAGCGTGGCGGTGATCAGCGGTGGCCAGGCGCCCGGACCAGGCGAACATCCTGCCGTTCCCCGACCTGCGGCCCTCTGACCGGCGCCAGCTCCTGGGCGCCGAGCTGGGCACCCAGTTCGACATCGGGCAGCGGCTGTTCGCGTACTACGGGTCCGGCGACGTGTTCGATTACGGCGAGTGGACCAGCCGTGACATGAAAAGTATGTTCCGCCGGGACGGGATCTGCTCGGCGGTGGAGGCCGTGCTGACCCTGCCGATCCGCGAGGCCGACTACGAGATCCGGCCCGGCAAGGGCGACAAGGGCGAGGCCGACTTCGTCCGCTCGGTGATGATGACCCCGGACACCGACGAGGGCATGAAGACCCCGATCCAGCAGCTCGTCGGGCAGATCACCAGCGGCCAGGTCTACCGCCGGGCCTTCTTCGAGAAGGTCTGGCGCATCCGCGACACCGACGGCCGGGTGGTCTACGAGAAGATCGCCTACCGGCCGCCGGCCACCTGCCAGGCCCGGTACGACTCCCGGTCGGGGGAGAAGAACGGGTTCCGCCAGCAGGTGTGGCTGTTCGGCGGCCAGCTCCAGGTCTCCCGCGAGCAGAAGGTCCCCGGCTACGTGGACATCCCCGAGATCCGGTCCTACGTCTACACCCACGGCAAGCACCGCGAGCCGATGACCGGGGTGTCCGAGATGGACCTGAGCTACTGGTGCTACCAGACGAAGATGAAGCTGCTGTACCTCTGGTACAACTTCCTGGAGAACACCGCGCTGCCCCGCGTGATCGTCTACGGCAACGACCAGCCCGAGGCCAACCAGCGCAGTGACGACGTGGCCAGCCTCAAGTCCTCCGGGGTGGTCGGCCTGGTCCACCCGGCCGACGGGCAGAAGGCGTTCGACATCATCGCCGGGGGCGGCGAGGGCGGCACGGTCTTCAAGGACGCGCTGGCCTGGCTGGAGAGCTGGCAGACGCACAGCGTCCTGGCCGGGTTCATGGCGCTGACCGGCTCGGCCACCGGGGGCAAGGGGTCCTACGCCCTGTCCCAGGACCAGTCCAGCTTCTACCTCAAGTCCCGCCAGGCCGTGGCCGCCGAGATCGCGGAGTCGATCAACTACGACATCATCCGGCCGCTGGTGATGCTGAACTTCGGCACGGGCGCGGTCTACCCGGAGTGGCACTTCGGCCCGCTGCAGGACGAGCAGATCCAGGCGCTGCTGACGATGTTCCAGACCCTGGCCGCCGCCCCGGCGCTGCACATCCCGCTGACCGTGCTCGACCTGATCACCGAGCGGATGGCGTCGATCCTGCAGCTCGACATCGACCAGGTCCACCAGGCCCTGGCCAGCACGGCCAACCAGCGCGCCGAGCAGCTCGCCGGCAGTGCCCCGCCGGGCATGCCGCAGCAGGCGGCCAGCACGCTCGGCGCGCTCAACGGCGCGGCGAACGCCGCGGTCGGCATCGCCCAGGCCGCCGCCCAGCAGCGCGGCGGCCTGCCGCAGCGCCCGCCGCCGCCGGGGCCCGGCCAGCAGGCGGCCCCGCCGCGGCCGGCGGGCGGCCCGCCCGGCCCGCCGCTGGCCCGCCCGTAAAGGGGGAACTGATCATGGGTGAGATGACCGCGATCCGCATCAGCAGCCACAGCGCCGCCACCGCCCGGTGCGAGGCCGGCGACTGGTCCGAGGACGCCCCGGACTCCTCGCAGGTGGAGGCCCTGCTGTCCAACGGGGCGATGCACGCGATGACGTTCGGGCACCGGGTGCATGAGCACGTGGACCGCGACGTGACGGTGGACCCGCAGTGAGCAGGCTGGCGGCCTACTGGCGGCAGAACCGCAAGTGGATCATCTCGGCGGCGGTCGGGCTGGCCGGGACGCTCACCTACCTGCTCGGCCCGGAGAACAAGTGGGTGATCATCATCACCGCCGTCCTGACCTCCTTCGGCGTGTGGCAGGTCCCCAATGAGCGGGCACCGGCACCGGAAGCCGTCCCGAAGGCGTGACCCAGCCGCAGCCCCCGCCGCCGGGCCAGCCGCCGCCCGCGGCCCAGCAGCAGCAGCTCGCGCTGGCCGCCGCCACGGTGCTGGCCACCGCGGCGACCGCCGCCGCCGCCGCCTCGGTCCTGGCCCCGGTGTTCGCCGCCTGGGGCGTCCGCCGCCGGGTCACCGAGGCCGAGCTGGAGATCATCTTCGGCATGCCCCCGGAGAAGGCCGGGTTCTACGGCCCGGCGGGCGCGAACATCGCCCGGGTCAACCTGATGCGGCGGGCCATGTTCCTGGTGGCCGGGATCTTCCGGCTCAACGGCGACGACTCGCTGATGCGGGCCGGCGCCGAGGCCGGGCTGTGGACCTACGCGCTGGCCCGTGAGCGGCGGTTCTACGGGCAGCAGCTCGTCGCCGGGTGGGGCCGGGCGAAGGCCGCCGCCCAGGTGGACTCCGCGTCGATGCTGTACGGGACCTACCTCGGCTGGCACACGGTGCGCGACTCGCGCACCAGCCCCGAGTGCCTGGCCGCCGACGGGCGCAACTTCTGGAGCTACCGGATGCCGAGGATCGGCTACCCCGGGACGGTCCACCCGCACTGCTTCCCGCCCGGCACCAAGATCAACTCCCCGTCAGTGCTGGCGGATAGCTCCCGGTGGTACTCGGGTGAGTTCATCGAGATCGTCACCGTTGACGGGCACCGGCTGGCCGTAACCCCAAACCACCCGGTACTGACCGCGCAGGGATGGGTCGCGGCGGGACTGCTCGATGAAGGCTCGTATGTAGTCCGCGCTCTCGATCCGGGCGCCGCCGCTGCGGCCGGTGACCCAGACGATCACGAGGTTGTAGCCCTGATCGAGGATGTACCGGTTGCGGCCGGGGGCACGGGCTGCGTGACGCCCGCTGCCGTGCCAGTGTCCGCCGTAGATTTCCACGGCGACGGGATCGAACATCAGGTCGCAGTTGTACGGTCCTACCGCGAACTGGTGGACTGGGCCGAGGTCGGCCAGCCAGGTGGCGTAGAGCAATTCCCCGGCGCTGCCGGTCGGTCTGCCCTGCCGACTCCTGGCGATCTTCGCCCGGTGCTCGGCGGACTGCTTCCGGCCGCGCACGGCGGCGTGGGCGGCCTTGGTATTGCGCGCGTTCTGCTCGGGGGTCCTGCGGGAGGCCATGACCCGGTTGGCTTCGGTGTTGCCCCTGAGCCGGACGCCGGCGTGCAGCAGGACGCGGGTCACCCGGCCCCGGCTGCGCCCGCTCGCCTTGGCGAGCGCATTCACCGACTCGCCGGCCTGGTAACGCTTGACAAGATCGTTCACGCTCATCGCTTCCACGACTCGGCCCCCGTTTACAACCTGCAGACATCCGCCGGATGGTACATCGCCAATAGCATCATCGTACATAACTGCCGGTGCCTGCCGGGCAGCCCGTTCCCTAGCGGCGGCCTGGTCGATGCTGCTAGCGTGTGGCGCCGTGGCAGCACCGGCACCCGCAGGCCCGCAGTACCTGTTCATTGACCTGTCCGTCAGCCCGCCCGCGCTGGTGACGGCCGACGACATGCTGCCGACGGCTATCCAGGCCCAGCTTGCCCAGATCACCACCTCGCTGAACACGATCATCGAGAACCAGGGGAAGATCATGACCGACATGGCATCCGAGCAGGCGACGATCAACGACGTGGCTACCGCCGTCAGCGCCGTGGCCGATCACGTGACTGCGGCCAGCTCCTCGCTGCAGGCGTGGATCACCGCCCACGAGGGCACGATCGACACCTCCGGGCTGTCGGCCTCGCTGACCTCGCTGCAGGCGGCCGACTCGACCCTGCAGGCCGTCGTGCCGCAGGCCCCGGCCGCCCCGCTGGCCGACCCGGTGCCCGACCCCGGCCCGGCCCCGGCGCCCGCCGATGCTGCCGCCGCGGCCACGCCTCCCGACGCCACGGCTACCGATACCGGCGCCGCCCCTTCTTTCTGACCCGGGCCTCCAGGGCCATACTGGACTGGATCAGGAGCTGGTTCCCCGCCTAGCT